CCATATTTTGTTATACATTTATTTTGAATATAACAGAAAATGTCATATCTTTGCATCGTCAAACCAATTAAAACAGATAGATATGGCAAACTTCAAATTCAACAAAGGCGATAGCGTTAAGGTAACAAGACGCAATGGCGAGGTAGTCAATGGCAAAGTACGTTCAGCAGATTACAATTTCTGTACCTACAAACCACAATACGAAATCGACTACTTGCACAACGGCACAATGTACACAATGTTATGTGTGCCAGAGACTGCTATAGAACTTATTCACTAACCAATTAAACAGAGTATATTATGAGTACAAAGGCAAAGAATCAGTTACGTGAAATCATGCAATTAGCATGGCAATTCGTAAGGCGCAACGGCTACAGCATGAGCGAGGCTCTAAGGTGCGCATGGGTAAACTACAAGTTACGTTTGGCAATGACAAGCCGCATCGTCAAGTTTTACTTTCAGAAGATAGACGGCTCTATTCGTGAGGCTTTCGGTACGCTTGCAAGTGACATCGTGCCAGAGACGGGTGAAAGCAACCGCAAGCGCAATGACAGCGTACAAGTCTATTATGATACAGAGAAAGCCGATTGGCGGTGTTTCAAGCGTGCGAACCTTATTAGAATAGCGTGATATGAGACAGCGAGTTTTTGAGGTGGCTTTCGTAGCCGCCTCTTTTGCCCTTTTTTACGTGCTTTTCTGCCTTGCTGCCATTATCAACGAGTGACAGCCTGCAGAGCGCACACCCTTTGCCCTTTGCCGAGCGTATGCGCCCTCTTTCGTGCCCTATGTTGAAATCAACAGGGGGTATGCAAAAGTGGCAAAGCCGCAGAGCATAGCGAAGCCCCGACCGCAGACAAGAGGCCGAGGCTTCATCCTGTAAGGTGGCAAATAGTGGTAAACAATAGCCCTTACAGGTGGTCAAACTGTATGCGTCAGTTTGAAATGGTTTCCCTGCTCACAGAACTGCCGCCCAGGTTAATGACCTTGGGCGCATCGTATTTCTTGAACCTGTAGCCGTAGCGGTGCATCCATCCTGACAGTTCATCAAAGGCTGCTGATGCTGTCGGGAAATACCTCTCTGAAAAGTAGGCATCGTCACAACTAACGAAGAATCCGAAACGATTGTACCCGATACTTACAAATCCCCTTTCAATGATGGTTGCTGATGCGCTGCCGAGGTAACTGAACTTGGCGGATTTTGACACTTTAGTAATGATGCTGGGATATTCCTTCTGGAGTTCCACAAGCTGACTGTACATTTCATTGTAATTCAATTCCATAATCGTTTTATATGTTTATTATTTCAAATGAGGTTTTTGCCCCTTCAGCCATTCTTCTTTCTTCTGAAGCCAATATAATTGTTCCTTTATTTTCCTAAAGCCTTCCTCGGCTTCTTTACATTGTTTTGGATAGTCGAAAGCCTTACAAGTTATGATAAGATTTGCAGAGCGCAGTCTTACTTCGTGTTTATCCTCATTTCTGGAGATAATATCATCTTCATCATATTCGACAAGCGAGATATAGCTAATATCAGCATTACCCACCAATACTCTCTCACTCAAACCATCTAAAGAAAGCAATTCTAATGGCAGGAAAAAGAGTCCGTCTTTACAATAAAAGCTTTTGCTTGCTTGTACTTCGTTTTTATCAAAAACCATGCTTAAGGTTATTGGCGAACAAAGGCTTAACTCGTCCCGCTCCAACCAAAACCTTATAGCCCTATGCCCAACTCTCCAATTTCGCAAATTGTATTTGTCGGAGAATTGTATAACCGCGTTCGGGTTTCCCATAATCTGTTTTTCTATTTCTTCTAACTCCATATCAGAAAAATTTAGATTTATAAAAAGTCTCTTAATATCTGTTCGTCACTGATTGTTGAGGCAAGGAACTCGTCCATGTGCTCAACGAGGGCCGTCAAAACGTCGGCATGGTCATCGTGAGCGTTGCCGCCCTCCTTGCGGTAGGACTTGACATCACGGGCAAACTCTGGCCACCGTGTCTGCCAGTCGGCGGGAAAGACTATCATGTTGTTTACCTCTGCCGAGCGTGTGAAGATGCGCACCTGCTTGTTCTTCGTCTGCGTGTAGGGCCAGAAGCACGTCCTCCTGTTTCCATATTTTCTCGTAAGCCTCTCGACGTTGCGGGAGAAAGCCCTGCCTCCGTTGTTGCTCTCTATCATGCACACCTGCGTCTCTTGTTTGCAAAGCATCTGGGCGGTTGCCTGTTCGGTGTATTCCATCGGCTTCTTGGTGTAGAGTACATCGGTGACATAGATTGCATCCTTGTGTATGTTGGCACAGATAGAGCAAAGGTAGTCGGCGCCTGTGTCGGCGGTGTCTGTATAGTTCGCCCTCACTCCCTTGCCTGCCGGTAATGTGTCGTAGGTCTTGAAATCTTGGTACATCAGCCCTTCAAGGGGTGTGGGATTCTGCATATACTGGGTTTCAAAGACAAAACTGTTAGTCTGTTGAAAGCCCTTCAACTCGTCCAAAGTCCACTTGTGCGGCCACAAAGATTCCTCGCTGCCGTTCTCGTCTCTCTGAATGGCTGGCAACGACACTACTTTCCACTTGTCCGGCTCCACTCCCATGAGGTAGCCGCAAAGGTCGTTCTCATGCAAACGCTGCATGATGATGATAATAGGCGTGTTTCGGGAGTTGACACGGTTTCTGATTGTTGATTCAAAGCGCAGGTTCACCTTCTCTCGCAGATTGTCGGAAAGCGCATCTTCAGGCTTTATCGGGTCATCTATGATGATAGCCCCTGCAAACTTGCTGTCACGGCTTGGGATGAACTCGTCAAGTGCCTTCTGCTCTTCTTCGTCCTCTTCGTCAACCTTTCCAGCACCAAAGCCCGTCACCTGTCCGCCTGTCGATGTGGCATACAAGCCGCCGCCCTTGTCGGTGTACCACTTCTGGTTGTTCTTTGATGTGACATTCACACCAAAGAGGGTGCGGATGGTCTCGTCTGTCAGCATCTCGCGTATCTGTCGGCTGTTGTCAATAGCGAGGTCGTTAGAGTAGGACAGGTGCAGGAACTTTGCCGAAGGGTTGAGGCACAGACCATAGGCGATGAAGTTCTTGACGGCAATCTCGGTCTTTCCGAAACGTGGTGCCAAGTTGATAATCAGCCGGCTTGTCCCGCCCTCTATGACCTCATCAAGAGCCTCGCAGATGATACGGTGATGCTTTCCCACAATAAACTTGCTGTTATTGTAGGTCTTGAAGGCAAAGCGTGTGAAGTCCAGCGTATGAGCCAGACACCTTGTCTTGAGGTAGTCGCCGTATCTTACTGCCATATCCTGCTTAATAGTCCTTATCAAACTGCTCGTCAGCAGTAGCCAATTCGTCTTTCGTCAGCACTCGGAAAAGGCTGTTAATGTCCTTGCCGTTGGTGGTGATGTCGATGCTGTCACTAAAGCCCTCTTTCTTGCCGAGTTTACCCATCAGATAACGGAGCATATTGCCGTCAGGACGCTCTACCCAGCCAACCACCTTGCCGTTCTGAATATCGGGGATGCCGTTAGCAAGCACCTCGGCTGTTGCCAGGCACCTGTCAAACATCTTCGTCCTCGCATCGTCAACGACGGCTTTGTATTGCTCATCGTCACGCATCCACTCATATAATGCCGACCGCCATACGCCGAAAGCCTCGGCGACCTTGGAGAGATTGCCGTTGTACTTGATGACGGCTTCTCTGAATGTCTGTAACTCAGGTTTCATGTCTCTATTGTATTAAGTTCAAAACTTGCTCTCCTTGAATGAACATATCACCCTCGCCGACACCTGCCAACTCGCAGAAAACCCGCTTTTCGTCCGCATCCTTGAACGAGATTGTGATGTATGAAGTGAGTGCCTGATAGTTCTCGACGGCCTTTTCCTTTGCCGCAGCCTTTGCCTCCTTCACGGCTGCTTTCTTCTCGTCGCTGAGCGAGCCGTTCCGCTCAGTTGTCGGCTCAGTCTCTACAGGCTGAATGAAATCGTCTATTGCCTCAACGATTACGGGTGCATCGGGTAGGAATGACTGTATCTGTGAGAGGTCGTAGTCATCAATGCCAGCCGCCGACACGTCGATGTCGGGAAGGTACTTGGCAATCA